CGGGCGGCGAAGCTGCGCTCCCACCGGTCGACGAAGTCCTCGCCGTCGCCCTCCGGGTCCGCCTCGGGGTCGCCCTGCGCGGGCTCGGCCTCCGGGTCGTCCTCGCCCTCCGCGGGGTCGTCCGCCGCGGCGGCCTCCGCGGTGTCGATGAGGCCGAGCTCGAGCGCCTGGTCGCCGGACAGCCACGTCTCGGCGAGCATGAGGGCACGGAAGTCGGCCACGGGCGTCCCGGACCGGTCGGAGTAGATCCCGGCGATGTTGTCTGAGACGTCGTCGAGGAGGTCGGCCAGCTGCCGCATGTCGGCGGCGTTGCCGTAGGCGAACCCGATGGCGTCGTGGATCATCATGCGGGTGTGCGCGAGCATCGTCACGGTCGACCCGGCCATCGCGATGAACGACGCCGCGCTCGCCGCGAGCCCGTCGACGACGACGTCGACGCCGCCGGGGTGCCCACGCAGGAGGTTGTAGATGGCGAGGCCGTCGAAGACGTCACCGCCGGGGGAGTTGATCCGGAGCGTCACGCGGTCGGTCGGGGCCAGCCCGCCGAGCGCGGCCGCGACGTCGGATGCCGTGACACCCCACGGCCCGATCTCGTCGTAAAGCCACAAGTCGACGCCGGCAGCGTTGCGGACGCACCGGACGTTCACCCTGGTCAGGGCCCGTATCCCGGGACGGGGTCCTCGCACGGCTTTGACGATAGCCTACGAAGACCGCACCTTGAGCCTGTCAGACATTGACAGCGCGTCGCGAGAGGTGGACCAGGCGATGACCACCCGGAAGACCAGCGCGAAGAGCCCGGCCAAGAGCACGAGGGCCGCGGCCGCGCCGGCACGCAAGACCCGGCCGCCGGCGAAGACCGGAGGATCTACGGCGAATCGCTCCAGGAGCGCCGCAGGATCTACGGCGAGCGGCGCCCGGGCTCGGCTCGCGACGGCCTCGGGGTTCGTCGGGTCCGTCGAGGCGGCGATCGCCGCGCTCCCCCTCGGGCCAGGCGACGCGGCCGCGGCGCACCTCGCCCGGGCCTACGCGGCGGCCCTCGACCGGCCGCGGCTCGTCGCCGAGCGGGACGACGCGCTCGACCGGGTCGGGCCGAAGCTGCTTCTCGCGCTCGCCGCGCTCGGTGGCACCCCGGCGTCGAGGCACCGCCTGACCGGCCGGCCGCACACACCGAACCCGGACGAGGGCCGGCCGACGCCGCCGGCGCCGATGTCGACGACGCCGGGCCTGGACGAGCTCCGCCGCGTGCACGGTCGTGGGTAGAGCCGGCGACGACGTCGTCGGGGTCGTCGAGCCGCGCCTGTTCACCCCACCCCTGCGGCCCCTCAACCGGAACACGTCTCGCGGGTTCGCTGCCATCGACTTCTGCCGGTACGCCGGGACCCCGCTCCTGCCCTGGCAGGAGTGGCTCGCCGTCCACGCGCTCGAGCTCCTGCCCGACGGCCGCTACCGGTTCCGGGTCGTGCTCGTCATCGTCGCCCGCCAGAATGGCAAGAGCACGTGGAAGCGTGGCATCACCGCCTTCCGGATGGTCCTGGACGGGGCGCGCCTCGTCGTCGGCCTCGCGCAGGAGGTCCCGCAGGCCAAGGACCAGTGGGAGAAGACCGTCGACATCCTGCAGGACCACCCCGAGCTATCGACCCTCGTGGCGTCGGTGAAGACCGGCAACGCCGGCGCGTCGCTGAGCCTCGCGGACGGGTCGACCTACCTCGTCAAGGCCAGCAACCGGCGCGCCGCCCGAGGGCTCGCCGAGGTCGCGGAGGTCAACTTCGACGAGCTCCGCGAACAGACCCGGTGGGACACGTGGGCGGCGGTGTCGAAGACCACCACCGCGAACGCGCGGGGGATGCTCGTGGCGATGAGCAACGCCGGCGACGGCACGTCGGTCGTGCTCAACCAGCTGCGTGAGGTCGCTCTCGCGGAGATCGACCCGTCCGTCGGGATCTTCGAATGGTCCGCTCCGGAGGGGTGTGCCCTTGACGACTGGTCGGGGATCGCGCAGGCGAACCCGTCGCTCGGCCTCGAGATCCACCCCGACGCGATCCGGACGTCGCTCGCGACGGATCCACCGAACCTGTACCGGACCGAGGTCCTGTGTCAGCGCGTCGACGCGCTCGAGGACATCGTCGACCGTGACGCGTGGGCGGCGACCAAGGACGCCCGGGGCAAGTTGTCCGCGGTCGCCCGTGACCGGCTCGCGGTCTGCTTCGACGCCGCACCCGGCGGCACGCACGCGACCCTTGTCGGCGCGGCCGTCATGCCCGACGGCCGGATCCGCACCGCCGTCCTGCGGGCGTGGAAGACCACCGCCGACGCACACCTCGAGCTCGGCCCGCTCCTCGACGACCTCACGCCCGGGGCGATCGCGTGGTTCCCGAGCGGCCCCGGCGCCGAGCTCCGGACCGTGTTCGCGGGCCGCGACGGCGTCATCGAGCTGTCGGGGGCCCGGCAGTCCGCCGCCTGCCAGGGGCTCGTCGGCCTGGTCAAGGCACGCCGGATCGTCCACCCCGGCGACCCGCTGCAGACCGCGCACGTCCTCGGCGTCCGCAAGCTGCAGACCGGCGACGGGTGGCGGTTCGTCCGGGTCCTGCCGGCCGCGAAGTCGCAGACCAAGAGCGCCGCCGCCCGCGCCGAGGCCGCCGCACAGACCGCCGCGTGCGACGCCGCCTACGCCACCGCCGGCGCCATCTACGCGGCGCAGGTCATGCCCGAGCCGCCGTCCGTCGGCATCCGCGTTGTGCACTGACCACCCACCCGAGAGGACCACCTGACGATGCGCACCCGACCGCCCTGGATCCTGCCCCGCTCGAGGCGGGCCCCCGACCCGCAACGCCGCTTCGCCGAGCCTCACCCCGCCGCCGTCCTTGGTCGGCGTGCCGGACGGGGCCTGCGCCGGTCCGCGACGGTGGTCGCGCAGCGTGGGACGCTGTCGATCGTCGGGCTCCTCCTCGTCGGCGCATCCGTCGCCGTCGCGTTCGGGTTCGCCGCCGGGCTCGCCGCGATCGGCGCGGCGCTCGTCCTGATCGATTGGAGGATCCTGTGAGAGCTCTCCTCGACCGGTACCCGGCCGGGCCCCGGAATGAGACGCCGATCCCGTACGTCCCGCGTGCCCTGTCGTGGCTGACCCGGGAGGTCGACCGGACGAACACGGCCGCGCAGCTGTCGGTGTATGAGTCCGTGAGCACCCTGCACGCGATCGTGAACCGGATCATGACCGCGACGGCTGCCGTGCCCTGGCACCTGTACCGGCTGCCCAGGTCCGGTGACGTCGAGGGCCGGACCAAGGTCATGACACCCCACCCGATCAAGACCCTGTTGAACCGCGCGAACCCGTTCTCCACCCGCATTGCGTTCATGCAAGCCGCGCAGCAGCATGAGGACCTCGCCGGCGAGTCGTGCTGGGTGGTCGTCCGGCACCCGACGCTCGGCGTGCCGATCGAGCTATGGCTCGCCCGGCCCGACCGGATGACCCCGACCCCGCACCCGACGAAGTTCATCGACGGGTGGATCTACCGTGCACCCGACGGGCAGGAGGTCGACCTCACGAACGACGAGGTCGTGCAGGTCAAGGCCGGCCCACACCCCATGTCCCCCTACCGTGGCCTGTCCGCCGTGCCCCCGGCGATGGTCGACCTCGAGGCGTGGGACCTCGCCGCCCGGTGGAACCTCAACTTCTTCCACAACAGTGCACAGCCCGGCGGCATTATCGAGTCCCCCCGCGAGCTCACCGACCCGGAGTTCGAACGGTTCACCAAGCGGTGGCGTGAACAGCACCGCGGCGTGGCGAACGCGCACCGCGTCGCCATCCTCGAGGGGATGAAATGGAAGGATCGCAGCTACTCCCCCAAGGACATGGAGTTCGTGAACCTGCGCGGCTTCTCAAGCGAGACCATCCGCGAGGCGTTCGGGTTCCCGAAGCCGATGTTGGGCGGCACAGAAGACGTCAACAAAGCCGCCGCGTGGGCCGCACAGACGATCTTCGCCCGGTGGCTCGTGAAGCCCCGCCTCGAGCTCAAGCGCGAGGCGTGGAACGAACAGATCATCCCCATGTTCGGGCCGCTCGGCGACCGGATGATGGTCGACTTCGACAACCCGATCCCCGAGGACCGCGAGGACGACGACCGGGAGCGCAACTCCAAGAGCTCGAGCGTCGCCTCCCTGGTCAACGCCGGCGCCTACCTGCCCGACGCGCTCGAGGCGTTCGGTCTGCCGGCCATGCGACGGACCGCGGACGTCGAGGCCGAGCTCGCAGCCGAGGCCGAGGCGGCAGCCTCCGCGGCCGAGCCCGACGATCCGGTCGACCCCGACCCGGGCGCCGCGGCCGACCCGACCGACGGCACCGAAGAGGTCGCCGCCATGCTCCGCGAAGCACGAGCCGCCGCCGCGAGGTTCCCGCACCGCGACCGCTAGACAACGAAGGGGGCCCCGACCGCACGCGGTCGGGGGCCCCCTCGACGTTCACCCGGCCGTCAGCCGAGCGTCTTGCGGAACGTGCAGGTCTGCCCGTCGGTGGCGGTGGCGATGAGGCGTAGGTACGGGTTGCGGGTGCGCTGCTGGTAGAACCAGTGCCCGCTCCGGGTGCCGCTCCCCGGCGGGTTGCTCTCGGTGTAGGACCCACCGGACGCGCCCGTGTTGTCGAACTGCTTCAGGGAGATCGACCGCAGACCCTTGTCGGAGATCCATCGCACCGACGTGGTGCCGATCTGCGTGGTCGTCTTGTCCCAATAGACCGTGCCGTTGACCTGCTGGACGATGCTGCCCGAGTAGGTGCACCGCGCGGTCCCGTTGCCCGCGGTGAAGCCAACCGCGATGACCGCCGACGGTGCGACGAGGTGCTTCGGAGCGGACTGGACAGTGGCCGCGGCGAGCGCGGTCAGGTGCTTCGGTGCGGCGTGGGCCGGCGCGGCGCTGACACCGATGCCGACCATGAGAGCGACGGCGGCCAGGATCGCCCCGAACGCGGTGCGAGTGAGTCGCATGACTGTGATCTCCGATCAGTTGACGTTAGTAACGCAATGACACTACGGCCGAAACCCCTTATCCCGCAACACATTCCACGCGCAACCCTGCGAAAACCCTTATGTACCAACGGTTTACGGCCCCGAAACCCCATAGAACCCCCCGCAAGCCCCCCGGAACCCCCCGGGGAGGGGGAAACGCGAACAC